TTGTTGGATCGTGTCATCTATCCAAATGGAAAACCGAGTGTTCGTGAGCTGCATAGCCAATTGTTTGTTGATGGGTTGATGGTTTACTTGAACTATACGCCTGAAGAATATGATGCAATTGAAGACATCATCGACCACCGTCAGGACTTGAAGTATGCACATTATCAGATTAATCAGACACGTTTTAAATACGCGCTGCGGAACAAAATTACTGGTAAGGAGTATGAAACCCCACAATTTGTATATATGCGTATGGCGATGGCTTTGGCAGAGAATGAGCCTAGCGACCAACGCATCACACATATTCGCGCATGGTATAACCATTTCAGTCACAATCGAATCAACCCACCCACACCCAATTTTGTCAATCTAGGAACTAAGCTAAACGGATACGCATCTTGTTGCTTATACACCACGGATGACACATGGGCATCTTTAGCAGCAGGTGACCACATTGCATATGCAATGACTTGTATGAGTGCTGGCATTGGTACTCACATCAAAACACGTTCATTGGGTGATCCTGTTCGAGGTGGACTAATTGTACATCAAGGCAAGTTGCCATATTATCGAGCTATGGTGGGTGCAATTGGTGCTAATCTACAAAACGGTCGCGGTGGTGCTTCTACAGTGTATTACACTGCATTTGATCCTGAAGTTCAGGTGATTCAGAAATTACGCAACCCAATGACACCACAGTCCAGGCGCATTGCTGGTTGCCACTACAATTTTGGTTCCAACAAATTGTTTGCTCGCAAAGTAGCTAGAGATGAAGAGTATGCGCCCTTCTCCTACCATAATAACCGCGAGTTATATCAGGCTATGTATGGAAAGGATCAGCAACTGTTTGAGCGTTTGTATGCTGAGTATGAAAAAACAGCCACTGTGAAACTACCGGCTCGTGAAGTGTTAGTAGCTTCTGAAACTGAAGCCCATGAAACGGGTGTTCACTATCTGCATATGACAGACATGTTGAACCAGCACACACCATTCAACGACCCTATTTATTCATCCAATTTATGTTCGGAAATCGGGATTCCAACTGCACCATATGAATCCGTGGAGCAGCTATATCATCCGGTGTGGCAAGAGGGTGACGGTGAGATTGGATTATGCAGTCTAGGTGGTATCCTGCCATCTAACTGTGAAACAGATGAAGTCTGGGCAGATGCTGCGTACTACACTCTGAAAATGATTGATGTGTGTATTCACAAATCCGATTATGTATTCCCTAGTTTAGCATTCACAGCCAAAGCTCGCATGTCAGCTGGTGTAGGTTTGATGGGTGTAGCTCACTACATGGCCAAACACGGTAAACGATACGACGATCAAGAGGGCTTGAATTTCGTTCACGAGATGGCTGAAACTCATATGTGGCATCTAATCAATGCATCCTTGCGCTTGGGTAAAGAATTGGGTAATGCACCATGGATTCACAAGACCAAGTGGCCTCAGGGTTGGTTGCCACTGGATACATATGAAAAGCGCGTGGATACTCTAGTGACTGTGCCCAATCGCCGTGATTGGGATGGTTTGCGAGCGGCTATCATTGAGAATGGTGGCATTCGCAACAGTGTGGTGGCAGCTCACATGCCCGGTGAATCCAGTTCACAATCAGCCGGCACCACCAATGGTCTGTATCCAGTTCGCAAACTGAATATTATGAAAACCAATGACACCCAGGTGAACTATTGGGTGGCACCGGATGCTACACGATTGAAAAATCGATATCAAATGGCTTATGATACCAGCACCAGTAGCATGATTAAATTCTATGCTGTAGTTCAAAAATGGACTGATCAAACTATCAGTGCTGACTGGTATGCTAACGTGCAAGGCACAGCCAAAGTGTCGTCTACACAGATGGTTAATCACTATTTGGAGATGGTGAAATATGGATGTAAAACTCGATACTACATCAACTCCAACACTAGCAATGGTGTAGTCTTGAATTCCGATGATGTGGTGGTAGAATCAAATGTTGTAGAAGACCTAGGAACTTGTGAATCATGCAGTCTGTAAATATTTTTAATGCGAACAAATCATTAACCGAATACCGAGAAAAGCAGCCGCTTTTCTTTGGGCCTAAACCGGGCCTGTTCGATACAGTGAACAAGCACTATCCAGATCTATGGGACATCTATAAGGAGATGAAATCTCTGGATTGGGATGAAAACGAATTTGATTACAGCCAGTGCAATGTGGATTTCAAAACATGTCCTAAATCTGTTTATGACATGATGATCCGCACATTGGCTTGGCAGTGGGAGGCTGACAGCACAGCTAGTCGTAGTGTGTTGCCGCTCATGGCACCATTCGTCACAGATACTGCTCTTTGGACCGCATGGCAGAGGATTTCAGATAATGAATCCGTTCATGCTGCCACCTACAGCGAAATTGTTCGCATGAGTTTCGATGACCCCACGGAAGTGATGCAAGCTGTGTTGGAAGTTAAGGAAAGTCTAGCTCGTCTGGATGGTGTGAAGAAAATATTTGATGACTTGTATCTAGTGTCTCATCAGTATGCTCTAGGTCTCGTATCAGAAGATGTTGCCTATGATGCAGTTTTCATGACAGTTTGTGCTCTACTGGTTCTTGAACGCATACAATTCACCGGATCGTTCTCCATTACTTTTACCATCTGTGCTACTAATGTGTTCTTAGCTATTGGCAAAGCAGTGCAGAAGATTGCGCAGGATGAGTTGGAAGTGCATGTAAAGTTTGACAAATCGGTGTTGAATCATCTAATGGCCACTCAGCGTGGTCGTGATGCAATGGAGCGTTTAAAACCAAGGATTAAAAAACTCGTGGATGAGGTGGTAGCATCCGAGTTTTCGTGGACCGACAACCTATTTTCCGAGGGTCGCAGCTTAGTGGGTACCAATGCCCAGATTGTGAAAAATTTTATTTTGTTCAATGCGAAAGATGTTTACACATTTTTTGGCATCAAGAGCGATCACAAATTTCCGGCTAAAAATCCCATGCCCCATGTGGATGAGTGGATAAATATTGGTAACACCCAATCTGCCCCGCAAGAGCAAGATAATAATCAATATAAGGTGGGAGTTGTCATTCGAGATGATGCCAACCAATCTTTTGACGTGGATTTTTAAAAATGAATTTTACAGTATATTCCAAACCAAATTGCCCCCATTGCGTTCAAGCTAAGGCATTAATCAAATCAAACAACTATGAGTATCAAGAAGTTATTCTAGATGTTGGTCAAGAAAAAATTTCAAGTGAATCCTATATCACTCGAGATGAGTTGTTTGAAAAAATTCCCAATGCAAAAGCTATGCCACAAATTATTTTAAATGATAAAGTTGTTGGTGGGTTTGCTCAGTTAAAAACTTTGTTGTCAATTAAATAAGTTTTTAACTTATAGATTATGTATAATGACATGGACTCACAACGGCGAAGAAGTTTTATCAATACCTGAAAAAGTTGTTGGTTTTATCTACCTAATCACATCAATGGTCGATGGTAGAAAATATATAGGGAAAAAGAAATCAGCTTTCAAAAAAACTGCGATTAAAACTGTTAAGTTGAAAAGTGGTGAAAAACGAAAGAAAAAGATTAGGTCCATGGTCTGATTGGATGACATACTACGGATCTTCAGACGAACTCAATAAACTTATTGAAATTCACGGTAAAGAGAACTATAAGAGAGAAATTCTCCATTGGTGCTACTCTTTATCCGAACTTGGATACATGGAGGCGAAGTGTCAATTCGACACTGACTGTCTTCGAAAACCCGACGAATATATGAATGCATGGATTATGGTTCGTGTTCGTCGCGACCACTTAATTAAAACAAAATAGACGGATGGTGTTATAATTGGCACTGTCCAATTAGGAGCATCATCTTGAAATTGCAAAAATTACCCAATCTACACGTTAAGAACCCATTTTCAGTTTCACCATCAATCAAAGTCAAAATTAACAAGTTTTGGTTGACTATCAAGATTCTTACAGTTTCACTTCTAATCGCTGCTTTAGCGGTTGGTGCATATGTTGTAAACGTACAACATCAGATTGAAAGCGAAAAATCTGCAAGGATTGCATTGGAAATTGACACTGCTAAGGTTGAAGGCTCGGGCATTGTTATTGACGCAACTGCAAATATTATTAAACGCGATGGCAATGTCCCACTCGAATTGGCGAAAAAATACTCCGTTTGGATCTATGATGCAGCCATGAAGTTTAATGTCGACCCTGTCACAATTTTAGCAATTATGTCCAATGAGTCGAAATTCAACTATAAAGCGATTTCACCGACAGGTCCTATTGGTTTGATGCAGGTTGCAGCTTCATGGCATAAAGATAAAGTATCGTCTTCGAGTGAATTATTTGATCCTAAGAAAAATATCTATGTCGGAGCACAGATTATTTCAGAATATGGTAAAAAATCTAACACTGAGTTGGAAATGTTGTTAAAATACAACGCATCATCCATAGCACCAGCTTATGCTGCTAAAGTGATAATGACAAAAAGAAAGTACGATGCTGAAATAACTACAGCCATCGTGCAAAATATCTAGTATAATACAAGCACTTTATTAATAGGTGAATTATGGCAACAACTAATGATGTGACTGGCGATGTGATTGCAACAAAAACAATTTCCGAGCAGTATCGAAGCAATTACGACGCAATTTTCCGTAAAAAACCACAGCGTGTTCCTGAGGAAGTGACACCTGAAATTCAAGCTATTATTGACGAAGACTGGCATCAAAATCGAGGCTTTTATGTTAACTAAACTTCGCATATTCACCATTATTCTATGTCTCTTTGCTATGTCAAAGAGCGATGCACAGATAACAGATGGTCAAGCGTTTATTATTGGTGGGTTACTTGGATATGTTATTGCTGAAAAACACACGCAAAACACGATCTACGCAGTTCCCGATACTTACAATGGAGTTGTGCAGCCACCAATTGTTATCCACCCATCACAAGTTGGTGGATACTCCGATAAAACACATGGTTTTTGCGCACCATATATCAACGAAGCATACTATACATGCTTAGGTAATTTGCAGCGAATTCGAAACGAAAACGCCTACTATAAGGCTTTGCGTCGATGATGTTGACAGGTTAGAAAACTGGATTAAACTAATATTTTATGAAAGTTTTTATGATCGAACATATTGGCAAAGTTAATATTATAGCTAGAGTTATAAAAGACTCTATTAGTTTGGACGGCAAACGGTTTACCACACTTGAATTGGAATATCCGAGGTTTATACATAGCGAGTTGATGACCCACCGAGCTTTATCGAAAAACAGCTCATCCTCTCGAGCTGTTCCGTATAAACGCGCAATTGAGTTGATTAAGAATTCACCTGCAATGCCAGTGCATTGGGGTTTGAATAAAGAAGGTATGAGTGCAACTGAGGAATTGTCGGAATCTGATATCGAGTTGGCTCGAGAAATTTGGCTGCAAACTCGCGATTTAGTTGTCACTCAATGTGATAAATTGTTTGATATTAAGTTGCATAAGCAAGTAATCAATAGACTCGGCGAAGCGTTTTCCATGATGAAAACTGTCATTTCTGGAACTGAGTTTGAAAATTTATGGTGGCTCCGCGATCATGCTGATGCACAACCTGAGTTTCAAGAACTAGCTCGGGTAATGCATTTAGCATATGAAGAATCAGTTCCACAAGAACTAATCAACGGTGAGTGGCACTTACCATACATTGAGACAGTCTATGACGACGCAAAAAATACTTTTGTCTATATTGACGGTGAGGGCAATAATCTCGCGTTAGAAACTGCAATTAAAGTTTCCAGTTCGTGC